AAGCTCGACACTCACTTGGTTAAGCTCATGTGGGACGAGCCTTTCTTCTCTAGTGTTCTTCGTACTGTTACCAAGATTCGTACTGACGCGATTCCTACTGCAGGCGTACTTGCCAAAGATGGCGACGTCAAGATGTGGTGGAATCCTAAGTTCTTGGCCGGCCTTGACAACAAAGAGATCAAGGGGCTTCTCAAGCACGAATGCTATCACCTGGTCTTCCAGCATACTACGACTCGTCGCCACGATCCCCATCGTGTCTGGAACTACGCTACTGACTTGGCTATCAATTCTTTGATTCCTGAGGACGAGCTTCCAGAAGGTGGTCTTATCCCCGGTAAGGCGTTTAAGGCGCTTACTGATGAAGACAAGGACAATATGGGCGAAGACCGAGTTCGACGCTACGAAGCTCTTTCCTCACTTATTGAATCTTTCCCCAAGGAAGAATCTGGTGAGTGGTACTTCACGCGTCTTATGGAAAATGATGATGCTAAGGATGCTATTGAAGGTAAGCCTGGCGACGGTGAAGGTGGCGAAGGAAATGGACCAGCAGTTCCCGGTACTATGGATGATCATGAAGGTTGGGATGAGCTTTCTGAAGAAGAACGTGAGCTAGTTAAAGGTAAGGTCCGTCAAGCTGTTGAAGATGCAGTTAAGGATTGTGATAAGAAAGGACAGTGGGGTTCGGTTTCTGGTGAAACCCGCGGCAAGATTCGCGAAATGATCTCCAAAGAGATTCCATGGAAATCACTGCTTCGAAACTTTGTTGGCATGACCCGTCGTGCTAATCGTCACAGTAACGTCCGACGTCTTAACCGCAAGTATACAGGCATTCATCCAGGCATTCAGCGTGGATACACTTCTTCAATCGCGGTCTACATTGATCAAAGTGGTTCAGTGAGTGAAAACGAGCTCGAGCTCTTGTTTGGTGAGCTCCGAAGCTTGGCTAAGCATACTGAGTTTGTGTGCTTTCACTTTGATACTGACGTCGACGAGGACAGCGAGACAACTTGGCGTAACGGCAAGACTCCTTCCACACACCGAACTCGGTGCGGAGGTACGGACTTTACTGCCCCTTCAATTCATGCCAACAAGAACAAAAGCCGATTCGATGGGTATCTTATCCTGACTGACGGCTACGCTCCCGATCCTGGTCCTTCTAAGCTTCGACGAGGCTGGGTCATTACGACTTGTGGTGAGGTTCCTTCCTTCGTCAACCGAGAGGTGGCATTCAAAATGAAAGAGCCAAAAGGAGCTAGTCTGGCTGCATGATTAATCAATATACTGAGAGCCGGGCAAGGCTTTACATAGACACGTGTCCTGATAAGTCTGAGCACAAAGCAACAATTAGCAGACAGTTCAAGAAAGATTTGTCGAAGTATCTTATTGAGCGTAAGTGCAGAGATGTGTTTTTAGAATTGGGAACCTCTTCCGGACAAACAACACAATTATTATCTATAGTTTGTAACCGTGTAGTCACAGTAGATAATGTACTGTCAAATACAATGGCAATTGATAGTTTGGGCCTTCATAATGTCGTGTCACTATGCGAAGACCTGTATTCAGATATGAATAGTATATTGACTAAGCTTGATAGGCACGGTCCTTACGATGTCTCGCTTATTGATGCTGTACATACATACAAGCATAGTCTTTCTGACGTAGTCAAGTCTTTAGTCTTAGAGTGCAATGTGTTAATCTTTGACGACATTGGTCTGTTTGATGGAGTCAACAATACATATCAGCGTGTTTTAAGTGAAGCACAAAATCTGGGTATTACATGCAATATCTTACCGGTCGGCAAGCTACCTGGGTCACATGCTCATGGCAAAAAAACGTTTAAACGATCTGAGGGTGTTATACTAGAGTTTATAAACTTATCAGAAAACGATCATAAATTGCGAAAGCAGCTTATCATGTGCCTCAATGAAAAAGAAACTATGTCAAGTCATGTACGAGACTTAGTCAATACTAAAATTGAAGATCTAGTTGACAACCGCATGAAAGTTGCTGAGCACGGTATTATGAATAGTGGCGACTCAGCTATGATCCGGATGTTTAAGACAGACACTAAGGCTGTGCAGCAGACCCGTGATGGATTTCGTGACACTATAGTGAATGAAATCAAGGATATTTTAAAGTGTCACCCAGAAAGCTTACCTGACAACTCTTTGCCTGATATTCTTCGCGCCTTAAGCGAAGCAGATGAAGTGCTTCAAGTAGTGCCCACTAATTAATAAGTCACAACAAAGGAGAGTGTGTATGTTTCAAAAAGCCTATACGGCTATTATTACTAACAGTACAGAGACCAAGGCGGTCAACGTAGCTGTATCCCCCGGAGACGAGAAAAATGAGAACTTGGTTCTAGAAAAGTATCCTGACTATACACTATTAGCACTAGTGCCAGGACAGCATGCTGATTGGTCTCATGTCTATCATCTTAATGCATCAAATATTGCGCCGCGCAACATTTCTAGCGCAAATAAAGGCTCATCTAAAGCTGTGGATGTGTGGGACATGTCGGAGCATATGGTGAGTTAACGAACATACCAGTAGTATTTGCTTGAATGAGCGCGTCTAAGTTTTCTTACGACGCGCTTTTTCTTTTTGTATGAGCGTATTTTTTTGACAGGATAATAATGTGTATATGTGATTGTGCGGTAGACAACCTCCGGCTCATGTACATGTTTGTACGTTGAAATACTGCACCCTGAAAGCGCGAGTGTCAAACAAATTGTAGTTATTGCTTTTAGCATAATCCCTCCTAGTAAAGTTCCGAGCATGATGTTTCAATATGATCCCAATAGCACATGTCTTCCCACCAGCACCATTCTTCAGCACAATAAAAATCCCAGTCCCCATACTCATAGGTGCAGCAATAACCAACACCAACACCATAGTCTGTGCAATATGACGGATCAATACCCACAGGATCAAAAGGAGGTTCACATACATAGACTTCTTCGACATAAACCACAGGTGCTTCAGTATAGATAACCGTCGGCTCTGGCTCTACATATACATGCTGAGTCTTTGACTTGTGCATAACGACAGGCTCAGGATAAGAATGGAACTCACATCCAGCCATCATCAATGCACCAATAATTGTGTATCTTAATTTCATATTTACCTCCTGTTATGTTTAAATAGTAGACTTTATGATGTGTACGTACAAGACAAACATGTACAACGGTTACAATCGAGCGACATAGTTATATGCAACGGAGGGTTAACCATTATGGCAACAACAGTCTCAAAAACCAAATTTACGTGTAAGATTATAGAGTCGCTAACAATCAACCAACAGCCTCAGCAAGTAGTAACAACACTGAATATTCCTAATGTTACAGATTACAGTCACAGAATTATGTCAGTTGCAACTACATCTACAACTTTGCTTACGCTAGCCGCAGCAGACGCCGGAGGATCGCTAGACAAGACAAGACTACAGTACGTACGACTTACAAATTTAGATGACAAAAATACCATTCAGCTGACATTTGGGCTTACTAGTGACCAAGACACATATGAGGTTGTTATTGGCCCCAAGAAATCACACATGCTTACAAACAAGCAGGGTGATACGACAACAGGTGGTGCAGCATCTTCGCTGGAAGATCTAGTTACTATTAAAGGCAAGTCAAATACAGCAGCATGTGACATAGAAGTATTTACAGTTTCTACCTAACACGCGTGTAAAAACCCTCTAGGCGTTGTATAATATATCAACGCTAACAAACGCCTGGAGGGCACATGACAACTCGCTTCGGATATGCATGTCTTAATACTACACTTTGTGCACAAAAGCCCAAAGTGTTTAGTAGTCGCGGTATGATCAAACGTACATTTCAAGCAAAGGGCATAGAGTATGCTTCTGAGCTTTCTTTGGCAAATACGGTAGATCTTATCAAGTACATTGCATGGAATCACGCACACAATATCAATGTGTTTCGTGTAACATCCTGCATGTTTCCATGGCATAGTGAATACAACCTTACAGATCTTCCTGACTATGAAGCAATCAAGTCTAATCTAAAAACCGCTGGCGACATGGCACAAAAGTACGGCCAGCGGCTTTCAACTCACCCAGGCCAGTTCAACGTTCTTACATCCAAAGAAGAGCGTGTTGTGCTTAATGCTATTGACGAACTAGATAAGCACGGCGAACTTTTTGACTTAATGGGCTTGCCTCGTTCACCGGGGGCAAAGATTAATATTCACATTGGTGGTGCTTACGGCGATCGACCGGCAGCAATGGACAGGTGGTGCAAAAACTACGAACGCCTATCAGACTCTGCAAAGTCACGCCTTACTGTAGAAAACGACGACAAGCCAGCGCTTTACAGCACTAAAATGCTATATGATAATATTGTAAGTCGAACTGGCACACCTATTGTATTTGACAGCCATCACTTTGCGTGTGGCCCACAAGACTCTTCGTATGAGGAGGCATTTCTTATGGCAGTCGACTCTTGGCCCAAAGGCGTACGCCCTCAATGTCATCACTCCAACAGTCGCAAAAACTACGAAGACCCTACAGCGCGAGTCAATGCTCACAGTGATTGGTACTACGAACCATTTGACGATTGCGGATTCAGTGTTGACGTTGTCTTGGAATGTAAGATGAAAGAACGTGCGCTGTTTAAGTACAGAAAAGACTTTGTCACAGAGGCAGCAAAACCGGTTTTAAAAGTAGCTTAAGGAGAAAGTATGAAAGCAGTAGCAATTGAGTATAAAGACAGAAAAAATGCATACATTGTTGTAAAGAAGATTGATGAACCGTACGGTCCAGGGTCTGAGACTGTGATCTCTATCGGCAGCACTCTTAAGGGTGATGTGGAAAACCCCACGTGGAAAGTACACGTTCCGATTAGCATCATTAACTCAGTTGTTCATGGAATCTCTGAGGCTGTACTTGAAGGTATTGACTTTAGCAAACTAAACGAAGACGCATGTCTGTAGCACAGACTGAAAGGCATTGCCATATATGGCTTGGACAAAAGAAACTTTAATTGATAGCATGCTCCGGAGGAAGGGGCAAGCGCTTAAGACTGAAAAGTCTTTATTAAAGATACGACTCAAGAAGGGCTACATTACCCAGCAAGAGTACAATGAGATTATTGAAGAGACAAAAGAATATTATAAAGAGTGGAAAGACTTCAAAGAACCTAAAAAACAACAACGAAGACAAGGATTAAGATAATGAGTACAGATTGGACATCACGAATGGCAAAGATTACAGCAGCAGAGCCCTTCAAGGTAGGCGCAACAGTAACACATAACGGCGATATAGGAACTGAAGCAGAGGGTACCGTATATGCAATCTCAGTTGAGCAAGGAGTCGGAGCTCGTATCTGGCTGGACCCCTATAGAGCTGGCAACCCATGTAGCTTTGAAGAGCTTACACTTGTAGCAGAAGCCGTTAGCTCACAAGATAAGCTAATCAGTTCATTTGATAAGATGGAAGTTGCCGGAGATACGCAGGTAGAGCTGTTCTATTCAGACGGAGCAGATGTGGTTCATTATAATGATTCTCAAGATGAAACTGTAATGGAGGAAACCAGCGTAATCGATAGTCTGGTAGAAGCCTCAAGGTCTGGCGTTGAGTTTGAAGAAAATCTGATCCAGACACTTCGTGACAATGAGATGCTTGATGACTACGAGCGTGATTCTTATGACTTTGATAATCACTGTGCAGAAAAAATTAAGGAGAGTCCGTATGACTTCTGTGACTTCATTGATTTTAGCACTGAGCAGTATGACCACAAGCGAGGATACACTACCTTGACAGCAACGCTATATACTACGGTTGATAATCTTCGTAATGCTGAGGAAGGGCAGATCTCTTCCTTGGAAGGATGGTCTGCTAAGTTTCAAGCTGATGCGCTCAATAACAGTGTAATTACTGTAGAAATCTAGGAGAAAGTTATGAGAGTGTTTGCTATCCTGTTCTTTTTCATGGGAGCAGGGTGTTCAGACACTGCTCCTAATCCACCGGACACCCCGCCCGACCAGAATCCACCTGCTATCGGAAAGGCTGATGCTGCTTCTGGCTCGGGTGTCCCGTATTTCTATCAATATAATAATCTTCTACATCCTGGATCATCATGTCAAAACACAAGTATTGCCATGGTTCTCTCGCATTTAGGCTGGGCCGGAACTCCTGACGATATTACAGCAGAATGGGGTAAGGATTATGCACAGGCACCTAATAACCTCAGCTATCTTTTCAATACACTGGCCAATGAACACTGGCTAGACGGTGTCTTATGGACTACAACGGACGGTAGTATTGAGGACTTTAGATCAGCAGCTACTCAAGACAATATCATGATTGTTCATGGGTACTTTACAGGTTACGGTCACGTTCTTGTAGTTACAGGATTCGACGGTGACAACTATAGAGTTAATGATCCTGCAGGCCAATGGAATCTAGCATTTATGGGTGGCTACGGCCAGGAGGATACAAGTGGGCATAACATATTATATCCTAAAGAAGAGTTTGAAGCAGCAATCAGCACTTCTGACGGTGTACAATTTTTGCCTATCTGGTACCATATATTGAGACGTCTAACGCACTAGCAGGAGAAAAATGAATAACAAGGTCTACTACGATGAGAGTTGCTATGTCTGCTCTTTGGAAATAAATGCGATTAGAAAAAAAGGAGAGTCTTGTGGAATACAGTTCGTTGATATTAGCAGCCCTGACTTTGGGTTTGTTGATCGGAACTTTGAAACTGAGATGATCGGTGAATTCGACGGGGAAGAGACAGTCGGAATAGAAACATTTAGACAATTATACGAAAAGATGGGTTTTCGAAAGTCTGTGGCGTTTTCTAGATTGCCTGTCATCAGAAGCGCTTTTAATGTAGGCTATCATGTGTTTGCCTACTGGATTAGACCTTACCTGCCGAAGCGCAAAATTTTATGAACATATTCGTACTAGATAAGGATCCTGTGTTGGCAGCTGAGTATCACTGTGACAAACATTGTGTCAAGATGATTCTAGAAGCTGGACAGATGCTCTGTGTTGCACATTGGATGGGTGCTTTAAGGTCTGTCAACAAAGAACTCGGTGATTTTAAGAGAGTACGAGAAGCTAAAGCATATGCAATTGATTATGCAGACCCTTCACTTATCCCCCCATGGACACTTACACATACAAGGCATCCGTGCACAATCTGGACTAGTGAGAATACAGGCAACTACAAATGGCATGCCAAGCTTATGAGGTCTCTTTTAGATCAGTATACTAAACGCTATCAAAAGCATCACAAGTCAGAAACCGTCTATGAATGGTTATCATCAAAAGTTCCGTACGGAATTCCTAAGTCACTAATGACAGATCACCCACAGTGTATGCCTGACGAATGCAAAGTCCCTAATGATCCCGTCGCAGCTTATAGAAACTATTATCACCAGCACAAAGCCTATATGGCAAAGTGGAATAAAGGTCCGACTCCTGACTGGTGGCAGCAAAAAAAATAAAAAAAAGTTCTATAAAAACTTATAAAACATGGCTATACAGCGTATTATTAATTCACGTTCAAAAGAACGGTATCTAAACAACAAGGAGAAAAGATACATGAGTAACGGAAACTATTTCAACGAGAAGAGCACCACCCGATTTGATTTCGGTGTATACCGCAACGCAACCGCCAAGAAGGCAGGAAGCAACATGCTGACGATCAGCACCCGTCCTTATGAGGGCCAGCAGTACTCTGTCGGTACGACCACCATTAGCATGTCAATTCGTGAGGCCAAGACTCTTCAGAGTTTCCTCAATGCTTCACTAACTAGCGACATCGTTCATAACGACTAGAGCTAGCTTATTAAGCTAACTGAAAAGCCGAGGCCTCCACCTCGGCTTTTCTTTTTTATATATCTTGTACATCTCATTACATGGGGTTACATTTAGTATGTCGATTAGGACAGCAACCAATAAAAAAGGTAGAATAGAGTTTTGAGCAAAATGGAAAATGGACAAGTTGTAAGTGTGCACTACGTAGGGACTTTTAACGACGGGACGGAATTTGATAGTTCACGTGCCCGGGGAGAGCCATTGACGTTTCAGTTAGGCTCAGGACAAGTAATCCCTGGTTTTGATTCTGCAGTTTCTAGTTTGAACGTAGGCGAAACCGTGGATGTTCATCTAGAGGCATCTGAAGCGTACGGTGAAACGATCCCGGAGGCATTCCAGGAAGTTCCACTTTCAATGTTTCCTGAGGACTTTGAGTTTAAGGTGGGCGCGACAGTATACGGCCAGCGAGAAGATGGCGGTCAAATGATGGCTCAAATCACGTCTGTGGGCGATGAAACTGTCGGTCTAGATCTTAACCATCCGATGGCTGGAAAAGCACTTAACTTTAATATTGAATTGGTAGAAGTCGGCGCAACGCAAGACAATACTTGATACATAAACCGCAGGAAGGCACGGGTTGAAATGTTTCTAATAGGTGCCTAACCCATTAACACACACACACAAAGGAGAAAAAAATGGGTGATAAGAATAAGAGTGGTTACGAACTACGAAGTGAATTGCTAGGAATGGCAATGGGAATCTGCCAGGAGCGTGTTCATCGCGCATTTGAGAATGAGCATATGAAGCCAGAAGGCACTCGAAATGCAATTCCATCATTCACGACTGAAGAAGTGATTGATGAAGCAGAAAAGTTGTATAACTTCGTACAGCAAAAGTAAATTAGAGCAAATACCGCAGGGAGGCACGGGTTTACAGGTGCCTCATTTTTAATAAAAAGGAAGATAATGAGTCTAGGTACAGTAAAATTTTTCAATGTCAGCAAGGGATTTGGGTTCATCACCCAGGATGAAGGTAAGAAGGATTTCTTCTTTCATGTCTCCGAGCTTCAAGGTTCAACAATTAATGATGGAGACAGGGTCGAATTCGATCTTGGTGAAAGTCAAAAAGGACCATGTGCTGTCAACGTACGTGAATCATACGCGCACACAGCACAGTAAGTAATTACTTCCGCAGGGAGGCACGGGATTACAGGTGCCTCACTTACTTATATACAAAAGGATAATACAATGGATAACAATACAAATACACCAGACACGCTTACTAATATGATCACACTTCTAGAAGAAGTGCGAACTGATTACAACAAGTTTTATGTTGATGGTAACGCCTCCGCCGGAACTCGAGTCCGCAAGGCAATGCAACAAATCAAGACCGACGCCCATACTGTTCGAACTCATGTTCAATCGACAAAGAACGGCAGCTAATTAGGTGCGCGCCGCAGGGAGGCACGGGATTATAGGTGCCTCATCTACTTGGAGGGTCTTCCTATGGAACGACCAAAAGACAAGCCGTGGATTGAGTTTGCAAATAATGTAACATTCATGGTGATTGCATGCTCTATTGTATACGGATCTTTGGTTCGTGGCTACGTACGCAATAAGTTTAAAAAGAAGAATTAGACTAAGCGTACGCGCTTGAACATCCTTAAAGGCGCTGGGTATAATATAGCATGCTATTTGAACCTTACATGGGTATTGTCTGTGCCGCGGCACTTGGTTCTTTGATCGGCCTCGAAAGAGAATTACACGGTCAGCCGGCAGGTCTACGTACGCATATGATCTTAGCAGTAGGTGCTTCACTTGCTGCGATATTAAGCATCTCGTACTCTCAATTTCTATCGAATCCTGAAATGCCTTCCGATCCTGGTCGAATTGTGGCACAAGTGGTAAGCGGCGTTGGCTTCTTAGGAGCTGGTGCGATCATGAAGATGGGTGTAACTGTTAAGGGGCTGACGACAGCAAGTTCTCTCTGGACTACTGCTATCGTCGGGATCGCATGCGGAAGTAAATACTACGACATCGCGGTTTTTACAGCAATCATGGTGTTGGTCATCTTAACAGTGATTAACTACCTTGAAAGCTTCTTTCTTACCACATACAAGGCGCATACCCTCAAGATCACGCTAAACGACCGGCCAGGTATTGTTAATGAGATTCGCGAAATGCTTACAGCGTACAAGGTCAAGGTCGTATCACTAAACGCGAGCATGCCTAACAAGGAAACGCTTAAGCTGGAAATGATCATTCGAAAGCCGGCTGACCTGGGCATGGATAAGGTCATCAACATTGTCAATTCGATGGAAGAATCATCTAGCATGGCGATAAGATGACAGGAGCATATTTATTCATATGATCACACTATCAAATGCAGCTGCTAAAAGAGTAAAAGAGTTAATCGAAGCCAACGGTCATGTTGGTCTACGACCCGGAGTCCAGGGGGGCGGATGCTCTGGATTTTCGTATACACTTAAGTTTTCCGACGGTGCCACTGACACTGACAAGGTTCTTGAGTCTAACGGAGTCACTATCCACATTGACAAGAAGAGCTACCTCTATCTAATGAATACTGAAATAGATTATGTCGAAGAAAATCTTCAAGCCGGATTTCAGTTTATTAATCCCAACGCAAAGAGAACATGCGGATGTGGTGAAAGTTTTAGCATTTAAATGAGAGTACTGAATCTTCAAAGTATGCGCAAGCGCTTAAATAGTAGTCAACTAAGAAAAGCCCGAAAAGCAAGGCAGATTGGAAAAAAAGTTCTAGAGATGAAATGGAACGGGAACCATCTTGTTAAGGGCAACATGACATTCTACTTTGATAATGTACTAATTCAGACAAAAAATGCCTATCCGTTCGATGAGATCGTTCTGTACATTGAGCTAGATGGTACCCGGTGTAGAGAGAATATCGAAGTCTTGATGGGTGGTGCTTCAGAATACAAGAAGGATCATCTGGAAAAACGAATGAAAGGTCGAGTACTGTCACCAGAGGAAATTGAGAAAGTCGTACGTGAGGGTTTAACAGTATTTGATTGTAGAAAGCGTCATGATGAACCTGGGGTACATTATAATGTGTACTATTACATGGACGACAAGTGTGTAGTAGGCACCACAATCAACAAGGGCAACACTGTAATTGTCAACACTGCATATAGAATTACCCCTATTGGTGATATCGGCTTTCTATCAGACCAGGTCAATTGGCTTATTAAGAGAATAGGATACAAGAGCAGCATCTCAAGGTGCTACGTTATAGATCGAACAGCGTCTGGCGAGTATGCACAGAATGAACTAGTTCGCATGATTCCAGGTATCCTATCATCTGTGGCTAGCTTATCACCTCATGAGCGTAAAGCATGGGCACAAAACGAAACAGTTCGGCACATCATGGATCAAGCTCATGAGCTGAAGACATCTTTAAACGTCGTACCATGGGATTCACAAAATAATCTAGGCACGTCATTCGAGACACGACCGGATCATGACTATAGCTTTGTAGTTGAGGTTGACAATAACGAAGACGTCTACGCTGATGCTCAAAAGCGGCTCAAGGACTTCGGGCTAGACACAGATCTATACAAATGGTCCAGCTGCGTACTTCCCAACCCAACTGAATATTCTCAAGCTTTCATGTTTGATTTGCGGGACTACTCCGGTGACGAACACACATGGGCAAAGATCCGAACCCAAAGACCAAATTCGCACGCAACTAACAATAAAAGCTACTAAGAGAGAACATCCAGAGAGAGAAAAGCGTAGAGAGACTACTACTACTCCTACGTACACTTCAGCTCTATAGAGAGGGTAAGAGCGAGGTATAATACCACACATCAGCCCTGTTCCCTGTCTCTTCTCAGATCCCTATACACGCTTTGTATATCTACATCTGTCTATTTCATGGTATCGTTTGTGGGCAGTGGCTACGCAACCACCGCTAGGCTTCGCACAGAGCCGTACCTCTGACGAACGACTGTGCTGCTATCTTTCGCAGTAAAACAAACGAGCTCAGTTGTAGTTCGTCTGACTTATACCACGCTCTTACACTTGTTTACACTTTTTGACCCCCGCATTACACCTTTTTCCACAAAAGGGGCGTCGGCCACGAAGGGATACAGGTTTCGGGCTAGATGTACAACAAATAAAAAGTGTAACGATTTCAAGGGGTTAGACAACAGATGCACACAATCGGACAGATGTACAGGTTTTTTTTAGAGAGCATGCAAAAAAAGTGGCGTACAGGTATAAATGACAAAAAGGGTAAAAAAAGTTGACTCCAGGGCGCGCAAAACGTAATCTCGGCGTCGATGGCAGTAAATAATCGGAGAAATAATTTGCAAATAATTGCCCATCGTCATGTACACTCTTCGCGGACAGTGTATATTATAGACATGTGGAGGTGGTTACATGGGTGATTGGTGGCCTGAAAGGGGTGATCGAGAACCGGGTCTAGCTTGGCTAGATGCTCTGCTCTTTTGTATTAGCATTGCCGCGACGGCAACGCTTCTATGGTGCGTGTTGTAACCAGCGAAACATTGCTTCAAGACGGGCGTCGTACCGCGCCGGTTGCGAAGTTGTCCACCTCGAGTGGTCCTATAACGATGTAATAAATAGGAAAAGTGCGGAATCGAGCCCATCAATTAGGGAAATATTCCAGAGCTTAGGTGAATGCGTACGCGGTGCGGCGTCGCTAGTAACCAAAATATTGTGGAGCACAATGTGCAAGAATTCTCGCGGCGTGATATAATGGTATCATAAGGTGAGGAGGTAAGGCATGCCCCATTTTTCTAGAGAACAAATACAAGAGGCTCGGCTTCAAGCACGAGCCAAGCGAGCAGAAGAGATTGACAACAAGCACGCAGAGATTGCGCGTGCTAGGGAAGCGGGGGACGATACAGAGGGGCTGGAGCGCGAGCTAGAAAAACTTTACGACGATTTCAACGAACGGCGAGACGCACGTCGCAACGCCAAGAAGGCCGCGAAAGAGATGCGAGCCAAGATTGCAGAAGGTATCGGGAACGCACCTGCAATTCGTTGGAACACTTCTGAGGAGGGACGCTCCGCGAGAGAAAGCGTCAAGAAGGAACGTAAAGAGGGGATGAAGTTCGCGCTCCAGCCGGGGCAGATGGTGAAACTGGTGAACGACGCACGAGTCGCTCAAGAGGGCCAGTGGGTATTTGAGAAGACTCTACCTAAAGGCACCATCGGAATCCTGATCGATCCCCCGACTTCCCATATGTCAGCAGTGATGTTTGGCTCAGACGTGTGGAAAGTTCCCACGAAAAAGCTGAGAGCTGCTGATGTCTAGGCTACCCAGGAGGGTGCAAGCCGCAGTAACAACTCGGTTGACTCGGCTTCGCCCCTCTCATTTCTTGCGTGGAGAGCATCATGCCCGCTGAAAACCTCAACATTATCAATACGTTAGCTCACACGCTGAACGATGCAGAAATTGCCGAAGCAATCAATATTCTCATCGCAGCGAGAACAGCCCGGCGTTCTGATCAATTGCAGAAGATTAAGGGCGAATTGGAAGTGGGCGACAAGGTTGAGTGGCTGAGTGGGCGCAGCGGTAGCTACGAAACCGGTCACGTGACTAAGGTGAAGCGCAAAAAAGCAATTGTGCAGGAGCTTGTGCATCAAAAGCTGTGGGATATTCCCATGGGTATGTTGAAAAAAGTGTAATAGAATCAAGGGGTTAGAGGTATGGAGTGTGTAGATTGTGTGAGTCTTGGGCAAATGGTGTCGGCGTTGTTGATCGGCATCTCAGGTGGTGGTGCTACGGTGCTAGCTGTTAACTACTACCTAGACATCAAGAGAGACCGCGTGATCATGGCACTTCAGAGATCGTACGCAGATAGAAATAAAAGAAATAAAGTGAACAAAAAGATCTAAACGCGTGCAAAAGAGCCCCCCATATGGTATTATGTCTATGTGGTTGGGGAGGTACCTAATCACACTTAAACGTTCCTCGCCAAGGAGAATCTCAGATGGACATTCAAACTTTCAAAGCCGTAGCCTCAAAGCTCCCCCCAGAAATTGCCGTGCTTATGCGTGGCCCAACGGGTATCGGTAAGTCCCACCTGGCTCGAGCTGCAGCAGACGAGCTGGAGCTTCCTTTCATCGACGTCCGACTCTCCACGATGAGTGAGGGTGATGTTGGTGGTTATCCTGACATCGAGGGTATGAAGGACACAGGCGTGATGACGTTCTGCATGCCTTCTTGGTTCGTTCGAGCTACCCAAGAGCCAGTGGTTCTGATGCTTGACGAGATGAACCGCGCTCTTCCTGGCGTACAGCAATCAGCCTTCCAGCTGGTGCTTGACCGAGAGCTTGGCAACGACAAGGACGGTAACCCCTATCGTCTTCACCCAGAGACTCGGGTATTTGCCGCAGTAAATGCAGGCGCTGAGTATGATGTGAATGACATGGACCCGGCTTTGCTCCGACGTTTCTGGACTATCGACCTGGAGCCTACCAACGCTGATTGGATTGAGTGGGCAGAGGGTAACGATATCGATGACGTCATTATCGACTTCATCCGTCAGTACCCCGCTCACCTTCGAGTTGATGTGGCTACCGTTGAGCCTGGTACGATTTGCCCTAACCCGGCGTCGTGGCATCGCCTCAACGATTCCCTCGCTCACATGGGATGGTCACCTAAGAACGATGCTATCGCTGGTGGTGATTGCCCTCCTGGATTCTACGCTGTCGCTCAAGGCTTCGTAGGTACAGAGGCTGCTATCTCTCTTGCTACGTTCGTCAAGGGCTACGAGCTCGTGGTGACTGCAGAGGATGTGCTTGAACGATGGGACGAGGTCCAGGACCGAGTGAAGGAGATGAACGCTTCGGATCAAGCTACGGTTATCGATCGGCTGGCTACACACTGCAAGGATAACAAGTGGAGTGACAAGCAGGCCAAGCGAATTGCTGGATTCTCCGAGGAGCTTGGTGGCGAGATGCTCATCGCGCTTTGGAACGGTATCTCACAGAGTGGCAACCTGCCTAACATCCAAAAGGTTCACAAGCTGATTGGTTCACGGGTGGTCACGGTCGTTCAAGAAAGCCGTAACGCTTAGAAAAAGTGTAATAGAATCAAGGGGTTATGATGGGTACTGAACGCTTAGAGACAGTTACGTTGAAAGAGGAATGGCACTGGTCATCGGGCACGGGTTACCGATTCCCGGCCGGTACCGTCTTTTTCATGGCCAGGCGAGACGCAAATGGGCAGACGCTATACGAATATGCGAGCCCACTCGGCGACATGGGACGTATTCTGCTCGATGCAGGTGACACACCCGGAAAAATAAAATCACACGCAGATTAAAAAAAGTGTAACAATATCAAAGGGTTACAGTAGCGTTGGAAGAACATCGAAGGGTAAGGGCACAGGGATGAGAGTAATGGAGATCGTCAGGCTAGCTGGGGACAGATATAACGACGGACCCGAAGGCAAGGTCATCGCGGTAGGGGGAAGAGGGAGATCAACGATCACAGTCAAGTGGGGCGACGGCATGATCTCAGATCACATCGCCCGTGATCTCAAGCTCATGTACAGCCCGTTTCGCAGAGAGCAGGTTTAGCGCTAGACGTACAGGCGTATGAAAAAGTGTAACGATTTCAAGCGGTTAGGAGCACAGGGGGCCCCAAAAAGGGGGCCGCTAGAGAGCCCCTTAAAAAGCTGCTTTTAGCCCCCCCTCGGAGGGCCTTCTGCGCATACTCAGTGGGACCCTGGGGAGGCATGTGGCCTAAGTCTATGTGCACTTTTTCTTCGCGGGAAAATATGAAAACTTTTTACTTTAACACTATGAACGAAGAGGTATAATATGTCCATGCTACGATTCACCGACGGTATGTCGTTTGACACGAGCGGCCCAATGAGAATTGTATATAAGTCAGACGGCATGTACGTTGTCGGTGAAGGAATGATGGTGCCGGTAAGAGATCAGGACGACGGCCGGCAGCTGATTGAAAACATTCTAAAAAACAGAGGCGAGATTGCCGGGAAGTCTGAAAAGCTTTGAGTATACTAGATTACATAGATGATCATCCAAGGCCACCATTGCACGTAGGTGACCTAATATATGTAGAGTACGAGACAGGGGCACAGGAGACAGGTATCGTGGTCGAGGCACCCTGTGTGTCACATAACTCAGGCTTAAAATACGTGGGTGTGTTGATGGCAGACGAAGATACAAGAGTTACCAAGACTAGGATTTCGCGATGTCACTTGATTAGTCGATCCCTTGGATCGCCCTACCATGTGACACCTTTTCCGGACGAGCTTACGCAGGGCAATGGGCCCCAAGTTACAAAATTTTCTTCCGAGAGTTTTCGGGAGCTTTCAACCCTTACCATCGATGAGGATGCATACTAATGATTACAGGCAAGGAGAGTCAGCGGATTACCCCGGCTCCTAAGAAGCGACCTAACTGGACGCAGATACAGAAAAAAGCAGAGGAAGCAAAAGAGCTTCGCAAAGACAACCCGGCCCAATATACAGAATGGGTAGGGGCAATCCGAGAGATGAACTCCGGAGGGGACTGCGGCCAAATCGAGCCATGGAGCCCTTGGACTCTCAGGGATACATACTATGATGGTTGGGCCGACGGAGACTTCGGTACAGTACTTAACATGCTTGGCGAGGGAGAACCTGTTAACAAGCACACTCAGGCGCCATGAATACACCCATCCGAGCCCAGCAACACCCAGTTCGGATGATGAAACGCCGAATTGAGGGCTATCGGACGGATCACCCTAGCCTATATCATCGTATGGTATCGGAGTTTAGGGACATGGCAGCAGGGGGAGACGGCGGTCCACACCGTATGGGTTACACATGGACTACTGTTAGACATGCATATTTTACTCAATGGACAGACGCTATGTTTGTCCAGGTATTAGAGGAACTAGGAGAACATCTATGAATACCAACAGAACAGATACGAACACACAACGACTAAACGAGGGCGGACCAGACGCTATCCGACCGGACGAGACAGTACCGGGTATGACGAATGAACAACTTCAAGGGGAGCTTTTCAGCTTACTCGAGTCGATGGGCGTTACCCCACCACAAGGCTTCAGCGCAGTGCGTAACGAACATATCCGTGATATCATGTCGAATCTAACGCCGTACAAAGCTGATGGTAACCCTTTGAGCGCCAACCGAACTCGAATGAACCGAGTCTTGGTGCTTATGCTCGAACTTCGGGCCCGTGATATGGCGCGCCTTGATTGAATGGTTGCGCGAGCACTGGCAGCTTAAGCTGCTTTCATTGATATTGGCCCTTATTCTATGCATAGGTCAAAGATTAGGCTATTTCATGTATTAGAGCTTGCACAACCCATGTATGGCGCATATAATTTGGATAGGGGCGATTTCCTGTCCCGGGAGAGTGAAGATGATTGGATTTGTAACAGGTAGTGATGGCGATGCAACCCTGGCTGAGGGCTTGGGCGATTTGTCTGACGGTCATTCGGGTATCGTATTCAAGGGCGGTATGGCCCGTGTAGCAATGGCGCCGCCGCCCTCCGATGATGCCGATGATGCCGTCTTCATGGACTGGTCGGACGCGTGTGGTTTGCTAAGTTTCGTTATGTATGCCTTGGATCGCGAAGATTGGATGGCCGAGTTTGTTGAATATGAGAACATTATTAGAGAGACCCTGGTAGACGCGGTAGAAGAGGCTCATTTCAACGATGTACGCAGTAAATTCACTGTGATTGAAGGGGGCAAAGGCGAAGAGCCAGGGGACAACGGGGATGCGAGCGAGTGATGCGCAGTCCGGTGACATCTTACGCGGTGTTGAGGCGATGTATCTCCGAGATATCGAGCTCGGTAACACTATGCGCGATGAACTCGAGGGCTTTGCCCCTAACCCACCCGAGCGAGTCCTGGTCTGCCATCGATGGATGGCATGGTATGGCGAGGGAGGCTTCAAACCCGGTGGTGAAGACGTTATTGTCTATATTGGACATCGTTGGATCTACAATAAGCAGGGTAAAAAGCGCCGGCGCAAGATTGTTCGAGAAGTTCTATTTCGAGGGCGTCCGTGTTGGGTCGACCCTGCTGTCTGGAGATACTTGGAAAAGGTTCCAGATAGTTCTAAGTAAGGTACCACTATGTGAGGTCACGGAGGAACTCTCGTGCCGAACGTATGTGTGTCCTAATTTAGTATCCTATAAGAGTTCATAGTATAATCATAGAGGGCCGACGTTTGCTCTCTGTGTGATTGTTGAGGAAGATATGATTAGTAACCTTGTTTTGGACCCAAAGCTTTTTAAGGGCCTTTCTATAAGTGAGTCGAGTCAAGCATTTTATGATTGGACCACTACCTTGAGCTCGCGCCGGCAAGGCCGGTGGGGAAAGCCTCTACATCAAGTTACTCTTCAAGACCTAGCGGTCCATAATAGAGGGATGGCGAGCAACGGCATCTATATCTTCTATAGAACAGAAGGTGTCTTGCCCCACGTGATGTACGTTGGTAAATGCACTAGCCGCAGCTTTCTCGAGCGGATACCCTCTCATCTTGAGAGCCGCGAAGAGTGCTGGTTCAATACTCTTACAAACCGAGCTATGACATGGAACAACGCCATCGATTCTAGAGAGGCAGCATCTGATTTTTGCCTAGCTAACCTTTCTGTTGCCATCATCCCCATTGATTGTGGTGACAGGGATCGTGAAAAGACGTCTCGAGTTGGCCTGCTCGAACGTCGCCTCCGAGACCCCAAAGCACTTAATCCGGCGTGGAATTCATGCAGTACAAAGGTTGCCGGCAAAGTCCTAGATATTGAAAGTCCTCTGGTCGACGATCTGCTGTACCTAGAGCCGCGCGAGCCGGTCAGGCCGGCTCTATGAAGGATAAAAGAATGATGCGAGGCCGTCTTGGTGACTTATACGAATCCGATGCGTGGGTCCGGGCGTTTATGGATGAGTGCTTTATCATGTGGGGTTTGCCGTGTTCTACAATGGCGTGTATGTCTCAGAAGGATCGTACACTGTTTGCATGGGGTATGCTCCACATTACTCAGACTATGTCCAATGACCGATCGACTTGGATGGGCATGAAAGACAAGATTCAGCCTGCCAAAGCTGCCTGGGAGTACTCGCGCCGAATGTGGGAAAAGACAGGTATGGTTCTGATTCCTCCTATGCCTGCCCAGATCAGAGAGGAGCCCGCAAATATGGCGCTTGAAGGCCCCATGAAAATAGATGGAAAAGACACATATGTTAGTGGTTCATCATAAAGCTAAATTAAGCTATACAATTCATCAGAACTAATATAATTACCTGACTTACATTGGAGGATTCACTATGCGTTACGCACTTATCATTATTTGTCTACTTATTTTGGCAGTTACCGGACTGTCCTGGCCCCCCGCTGAGACTATCTCTGCAACCCCTGCCCTAGATACCCCACCTGGACCGGTCTATTATCAGACTATTCCCGTGGAATACATCGACTTTGAGCCCTTGCATATTGACGTTGAGCACATTGCAGACGTTGGTCACAATTCAAGCGAATTTTATTCCGAACTTTAATTCGCTTTTTTCACTCTTTTATTGAAACCGCGTGCAAGTTTTGTGCAGCTGTAGTATAATATAAACATAAGGCAGGAGGGGATAGGCCTCTTCTTCGAAGAGCGGTAGGTAAGGAGAGAGATCATGGAAAACGTAAACAAGATTCGGAAAAACGGTTTGGTTCAGCTTAACGAAGCAGGTGTGGAGCATGCAGAACGACTTGCTCGCGGCGGTAAGTACGGAAAACCAGCTATTTGGGGACGGTCCAGGTTCACTAATGAAGATGCTGATGCTCACCGTGCTGACATTCAGAAGCAGATTGCAGAAGCTAAAGCTGCCGGTGAAGATGCCTGGCACATTACAATGCGAGATGATGGTGAAAGCCGACTTCCTCCGACTTCTACAACCGTGCACATCTTTCCAGGTCGAGCGTATACCGTGCTTAAGGCACGTACACAGGGTTACTGGAACTACCGCAAGCACAGTGGACAGTGTCTGATTCTGGATGCTGAGTCTGGTCGAGAGGTTTGGGTACCTCGCAACTTGGTGGAGGCTGTTTAACATATTAAAGGGGGATATCGGTTGTGTATTGAACTGGGGCTTATGGCCCACCGAAAGCGTGGTTAATACAGTTTAATATCAATTGAGGAAGCATTCTAGACCTGTGAATATCGGGTCTAGGTAAGGCGGTATCCAGGGTGGGGCAGCAGGGAACCCCATCAAGGGAGAGGGAGAGCCCTTCGGCAGTTTGTGTACACAGCTAAAACGCAGTGAACTGGTCGCGGTTATAACTTCCCTCTCCCGCTTTTTACATATAGATTGCTGGGGTGAGGTCCTACAGGAAAGGACACCGGGTTGTTACCCCGGAGGTTGCTGGTTCAAGTCCAGCCGCCCCAGCCATCTTAGTCTACGGTCCTATCGTCTAGCGGTCAGGATGCCGCCCTTTCACGGCGGAGACAGGGGTTCAATTCCCCTTAGGACTACATGTTAACTTTGTCTAGGAGACATTATATGCGCAAGTATTTCGACAATTCAGATATCTTCTTCTTTAAGATTGTAGGCATCGTTGCTCTCATTACATTATCTAACGCATTACTATTTTTATAGTCAATCGCGTGCAAATTGCTGTGCCGTGTGGTATTATAGCTATGTTGATGGGGATTGACCCCAAGGAGCAATAATGACTGTTGATATTGGTATCGGTGATCACGTTCGATCTTTTGACTTTTCTACTTCACCTGGTGGGCGCGACCTTGAAGGTGAACGTGCATGCTATGTAGAGGGTAGAGTTGAAGAACTAGTTACTATCGAAGGCAGCCTTCGATATCGTATTCTAGTTGAGCGTGATGTTTTCGGCGGGGAGGATTCTACTGTTCGGGTAGGTCGCTATATGCATCCTCCCGTTAATGGTACCGCGCGGCTGATCGGTGGTGCTTCTGTTACTAACTTTGTAGAGTTGTTATAATATGTGTAAGTGTACTAGTCTAGAGCATCATAAGCATGCTTCTAAATATACAGAGCCTTCTGCTGGAGATGTTGTTGTTCGATTTGGAGAACATGATCCACGTGCCGGGCTGCTTTATCATGTAGATGCTTATGACGGCGGTTTGCCGCGGGCTCATGTCGTCTACAATGACGGTACCGAATCACATGATTGCCTATTCTTATTTCAGTCGCCTGAGTGGGCGATGGTCGACCCTTGTTGGTACTAGGAGAGAGTTATGATTATTCGCCGCCGATCTGTTATTACACGAAAGGTAAATGTAATGAATATTGCTGTCACGGAAGAGCAGATTAAAAAATGGCAGGAAGGAATGATGATTCAGGATGCAATGCCTGATTTGTCTGTTAATGAGCGTGAGTTTTTAATTAATGGTGTCACTCCTGAAGAGTGGGACATGTACATTGGAGAAGAAGAAGATGAATAGTTCAGATATCAATTCAGAAGTAGTCCGAATGGTCAACAACTATAAAAGTATGAGAGAGATGATGCCAGCTAGTAGTATGTACCGTGAGGCCATGTGGCAATACGGTGACATGGCAAATGGAGGCAATGGCGGTGAAGCTAACGATAAAAGTGGCAATACGTCTACTATTCGTGATGTGTATTACTCAGGCTACCCTGATCAGTTTTTCTTCATGGTGCTTTCCGGACTTGGTGAGTTTGAAAAGTTTTGTAAGACAGGCCCATCTCCTATTGGCATTCCTTAGTTTTTTAATTGCCAGCGCGTGCAAGTTATGTGTCGCTATGGTATAATGTACATGTATTGGAGGTTGAGGCTTACACTGCTCGCACACACTGCTCGCGCATTAAGTTGCCGTCTGGAGCCGAAAGGCTAGGTGTCGTCTGGAGTCTTAAGACTAGGTAATCTCAACTTCCTCTACACATACATTATAGGAGTTCTTATGAACATTGGTAATCTCGTCACTTTCAATCATCTTCCTACCCCCAACACACCGGGAGCTCCGAGCTCTGCTCAGCCCGGTGTAGGAACAGTCGTCAAGGCACGTCACGAAGATGATGTTGTTTTTAAGGGTGATATGTGGTGTGACGTTCTTTGGCCATGTGGTCAGGTGACCAAGTGTTTCAAGAAAGATCTTAGTACTATTGAAAGGGTCAAGTAGCATGGGATATCGACGCAACAATTACAGTTTTGCCGGTGGGTACGATTCAACAGGTCGATGGCGCTCAGAGGCATGGCACATGGATGGTGGTGCTAACGATGAAGGTTGGCATAATGCATATTGTGGATACTGCAATAAAAATACTGAGCATGGTGGACATTCATCTGGGTCATACTGTGTGACATGTGATGATCGACAGCGTGCATATCGAGCTCGTCAAAATGTCTCTATAGTCAAAGTCGGTAAATACGTGGTAAAGACATACCCGGGCGGAAAGTCATATTGCAATTGCAAGGGCTTTCAATTTAGAAAAACTTGCAAGCACATTGAACAAAAATAGAGGAGGTGTTATGTCAGGCACAAATAGAAAAGAGTTTGGAATCAAGCTTCAAAATCATGACTGGTTTTACAATTACAGTGATGATCACAGATACTGGACTGCCGGAACAAACCAAAGAAAAATTTTGCATGAGTTTCATAAGAATCTAGCATGCCCTTATGACTTTGAAAAACTTTTTATGTGGGCTAACAATATGATTCTAGAACAATTTGCTGAAGAGAGCCCCGGTGAGTGGTATCGTCAGCCTAGAAAATATCAGAGTATTGCACCGACACAGCTTAAGGATCTTGCTACTTTAGAAGAATGGCAGACTGTGCAGGATTGGTTCGACAATAATAGCTAAAATTGATTAAATTAATTTGCTATTGAGTGCAAGTCTGTGCTGCATGTGGTATTGTATACATGTAGTTAAGGAGGCTTCTAAAAATGGCAAGAAAACGTCGATCAGACCGGTATCACCTAATTTACCAGCTTACCGCCCCTAGTGGTGATAAGTACATTGGCGTGACGTTTGTTCGAGGTGACTCGCGTAGCATGAAAGCTAGAAAAGCTTCTGCAGAAGCTAGGTATAAAGCACACTGCAGAAACGCTATGCACTACGGCCATGAGACGATTCTTTGCAAGACTCTTCGTGAAGTAGGCCCGGAAAACATGGATCGTAAAGTTCTAGAAGTTATCCGAGGCAAAAAGGCTGTTCATCAACGAGAGAGAGAACTTATTGCTGAGATTCGACCTGAACTTAATATGGAGGGCCTTGGAAGAAAGGTCAATAGCATTTCCCAGGAGGCTGCATAATGAAAGTCGGTGACGTGATTAAGCTAAATGTCGGCGCGGTGAATGCTCAAGAATTGACATCACCGTATGTTATTCTAATGGAGAAGATTTCACGATCTGATGGATTAGAATACGACTGGGGTTGTTTATCTGGTGATCGATATATTGTTCTGGGGCGACAAATTGAGGGTGGCCACATCGAGGTAGTCAGTGAAGTGGGTTGCTAATTTAACACCTAGTCCAGATAGCTATTTCTGGTGGGTGCTACTATCTTTAGGCGTCGCGCTTTGGCTGCATGCTCAATACTTTAGAAGAGAAAAATGATGCTTAAATGCAAAGGGTAAAATTATGTTAGAGGGTTTTGTTATTACTGCAGTGTTCTTCGGAACTTGCTACCTTATAGGGTATGTGATTTACGGTGGATAACAGCATGCAAAGTGAGTCATATATGAAAGTATCAGATATCTTAGATCAGATTGTCTCAACCCGTGGAAGTATCGCGAAGACAAACATTCTTAAAGCACACGCTGATAACGTCTGGCTGCAGAAAGTATTGTGCTACGGCCTTAACCAAATGATGCCATTCCACATTGTAAAAGTGCCCCGGGTAAAGAATGATGAAAGATCGCCAAGGCTGACAGAGAACATCAGCTGGTCACACTTTTTTCACACAGCAGACAAATGCGCTTCCCGTGTTATTACTGGAAATGAAGCTATCAATAGCATGCATGAGGTATTTAAGGGTTGCACAGCTGAAGAAGAAAAGTGGATGCGAAAAATACTTAAAAAGCAACTATCAATTGGTGCCTCCACTAAAACTGTTAACAAAGTTTTCCACGGATTGATTCCTACATTCGACGTAGCATTAGCACAGAAGTTTGAGGAAAAGCGCCTTAATGGCAAAACAGAAGTTGCAGTCGAACCAAAGCTTGATGGCATTAGGTGTTTTGCAATTGTAGAAGATGGCTCAGCTTTACTTTATGCACGATCAGGAAAGCTTATTTCTAATTTTGACTCTACGATCGGCACAGAACTATCTACTCTACCAGATGGCTGCTACGATGGCGAGATTATGGGAGAAGACTTTATTGCTCTCATGCGCCAAGCATATAGAAAAGAGAACGTCGTTACTAAAGGCACTTATCTTTCACTGTTTGATTACATTCCCATGGAAGAGTGGAAGACACGAGAAGCAGTCATAACGTGTCGAGCGCGTTATGAGCTGCTAGCTAAAAACTTAAAAGAAGCCGGCAAACTCAGCTACCTTAAATGCATTCCACGATACATCGCGAATGCAAACTATGGAGATATCAAGGCGTGGCATGATGAGTTTGTCTCAAAGGGTTTTGAGGGTGCAATGATTAAAGATTTAGATGCCCCTTACAAGTTCGGACGAGGATACGAGGTAATGAAGCTCAAGGCGTTTCACGATGTAGATCTGACTGTTGATCGTCTAGAAGAGGGAACAGGAAAGCATGCAGGACGTCTTGGTGCGGTTGTTGTGAGCTATAAGGGAACTGAAGTTAAAGTAGGTTCTGGGTTTACTGATGAGCTCCGTGAATCAATTTGGAGTGATCCTGATAGTTTTGTTGGTCGTATGGTTGAGGTAAGATATCAAGAAGTGACTCCAGACGGCTCACTAAGATTTCCAACATTTGTTTGCTTTAGAAACGATAGACAATAACAGGAGGATCATGATTGAGGTAGGCAATTTAGTAAATGTAACTGAGCAGCGGGGTGCCGGAGATTTCTATCGTAAGACTCCGCTAGGGCTTGGTGTCGTGTTAGACGTTGAGAAGACAGATGACTTAAATTTCGCCGGCATTGGTCCATTTAATTTAGGTGACAATGTAATCGTGTATCTATGTTCTTCAGCAGAAGTGAAGTACTTTACGAATAGAAGCCTTGAGGTGATTCAATGAATTGCTGGCCGGCTTCTACTGATACTTTTTTGACTGAATTTGCGGGTGATGTTAACGTCGGTGATCTTTTGATCATTAAACCGGGCATGATGCTTATTGAGCCGGGCGGCCCTGTAATGGTCTTAGAGGCAGACAACATTCAGGGCATATACGAGATAATGTACACTAGAACCAACTATACTGTTGGTTGTGGTAGAATCGATATTCAAGAGGTTTTTAGTGAAAGTCGGTGACCTAGTTAAAATGAAGTACTCCATGTTCTGGATACTCAAGAAAAAACAGCACCCGCATTATACTGAGCAGCCTCTTATTGTGATGGAATTGGCCTACAATGCTGTCAAGATATTATACCCAGACGGCAGTATAAAATCTGACCTTGTTGAGCACTATGAGGTCATCAATGAAGGTAGGTGACGTTGTAATGTACACAGCCGAAGACTCATACTCCAAGTGGTTTTATGGCCAAATCGCGGTCGTGGAATCATACACAGAGTTCGGCTCAGATGGTTTTGCACACTGCAGAGTAAAATGGATGCATCCTGTTCCTTACTTTGATAGACATGCAACTATCTCTGATTTTCGAGCAGATAGATTTACGTCATAGCCTTCGTTGCAAAATCAATACTAAGAACTAGTGAGTTAATTAGTATCTTCATGCCTATGGCAATCAGGAGTATTCCAAACACTCTTTCTATGATTGTTATTCCTACAATCCCTAGTTTTCTTTGAATCCAGTCAGCTGACTTTAAGAAGACATATATTACTATAGAGTTTAAAACAATGCCTGCTATTATAACACTATCGGGAAGCTCTTGAGTAAGTGACATAATGGTTGACAACGTCCCGGGTCCAGCAATGATAGGAAATGCAATAGGAAATATTGATGCCGGCACAGGATCAGGATTAGTGTCTAATTCTATCCCTAACACCATCTTTACACCGAAATAAAGAATTAACATTGCCCCTGCTAGCGCAAAATGAAACGTCTCAATACCCAACAATCTAAACAGAGTCTGTCCTATAAACAGAATGGATATCATGATGACTGTTGCTATCACAGTAGACTTAGCAGAATCAATCTTTCCGTTTTCTTTTCTAAGCCTAATAACTAGCGGTACATTTCCTGGCATGTCAATGACTGCAAATAGAGTTAAAAAAACTGTCAACACACTTAAAACTAGTTCCATTTTAAACTGCCCCCTATATTTCTGATGCAGCTAACTATAATCGTACTATTCATATGTAATCAGATTAAATTTAGAGTTTTCAGTGCTGTTACTAGTTTGTAACTTTTATTCATTCTTCGAGTGCAAGACTAAGACATTGTGGTGTATAATATAGGCATAGAGAGGATGGGGAATGGCTCCCATCGCAAACAAGGAGAAATCACATGACCGCTATCCCTACACTCACCGGGCCCCTCGTTGGAGATTATGTCCGAGCTTTTGATTTTGATGGTGATAAGGAGCTTGAAGGTCGTCGAGCATGCTATATGGAAGGTCAGATCACAGGCCTTGTGCAGATTGAAGGATGCTGGCGATATAAAATCGAAGTTCGTAAATCTGTCTTCAGTGGTGAGGCTCGAACAGACTTTCCTGCTATTGTCTACCCACCTGTTAACGGTACTCCTCGATTGTTTGGAGGCGTCTGCGACGGTGTAGAGGTGATTAGTGTTTGAGTTTATTATGAGCCTTTTTAAGACAGGCCCAAGCTCAAAGATTAGAAAGATACGAGATCGCAAGTACAAAGAAGCCGTTCAGCTTCAAAGAAACGGCAAACTTAGAGAATACGCAAAGATTATGAAAGAAATCAAAGCACTTGAAGATGAATATATTAAGGTGACTAATGAAAGTAGGTGATCTAGTACGTGTAAAATGGACTAGGCGTGTTAGTCAAATGAATAGCGACAATATTAGAAAAGTATGGGCGATAAATAACACACCTTTGCTTATTGTCGATATGCCTGTTGATCCTGCCCATCCAAACTTTCTTCCGAGAGTTTTCGTGATTAACGGCGGAAGAAAAGAAAAGATGTATACAGCTGATCTAACTACGAGAATGTGGCATGATGCAAGTCGGTGATTTAGTGATGTTGTCTTATAACTACAGCCACGCGTCAGTGGTTCAGGACTGGGGCTTCGGATTAATAGTCTCAGAAGATGTTCCTGGTGGCAATCAGGTTAAAGTAATCTGGCCACAAAAGTCGGGGAAGATGAGTACATTACTCAAGTCACGTATGGAGGTAGTCAATGAAGGTCGGTGATCTTGTTAAGTTTAAGGGAGAAAATGAACATTGCCGAGGTGCTGCGAAAGGGCTGTTAGTCGAAATCCGCGAATCAGCTGGTGGCACCTATGGCGTTATGTGGGATTTTCTCGACGGCCGGACCGGTTGGCAACGTGAATTCGAGATTGAGGTGATTGATGAAAGTCGGTGACTTGGTATCAACAAAGTCTAGAAACTTTATAGGAGTGATCATTGAGTCTAGAGTAATGGTCGCTGCGCGCGGAATAACAACTGAACTGGCTGAACTTAGAGGTAAAAACTTAAACAGTCATCAAGTTTATTGGGGAAGCTACAAGGTAAAGAAGAACCCAGTATGGGTAAAAGAACGTGACTTAGTGAGGGCAGCATGAATAGAAATAATGGCCAGCTGTGGCACCGCGGTGTTTCTAGGAGCGGTATTAATCCTCTCCCGATCGTATTTCAAGTGGGTGATCTGGTAAGATACATGAGCAGAGTTGTACTGATTGTTGATACAGATATCGACGGACCCTGGGTATATGGTATAGAACTTGGCGAAATAGAAGTCGCAAAATATAAACGACACGCGCTAAGGGAACTTGTCTAACGCAATAAAAATTTAAATTTAATGTGTAAGCTGGTGCAAATATTTCCCGCATAGGGTATAATATTACCATAGAGGAGGCAAGGAAAAAATGGCAAACGAATTCAACATCAAGGTCGATCGGGTAAAGATTCACTGGGCATCTAAAAGCATGCACAATTGCGACGTACAGTGTGCCCTCTGTGAACGACCAATTGCCAACCGGGTAACCACTCACGTCGCCAAGGCTGTGGGAAAGAACGAGCAAGGAGAAACAATCTTTGTTCCAGTCCCTGAAAATGAACTTCCAAATGATCCGGTTGAGTGGGGAACATTTATTGGCCCTCACTGCGGCAAGCTTCTTCCCAAGACTCATAGAGTTACTTACAAGAAGCTTCTTAAAAACCACAGCGACACCTGGTGCTGAATATGAAGAAGTCGAAAACTAAAAAGATCACAGCACGAAACTGGCATGCAGTTTCAGCTCATTTTCGTACTAGTGCCGGCGGTCATAAGGACAAGACAAAGTATAATAGAAAAAACAAGCACAAGAAGGTTTGGTCATGAGTAATATCATAAGAGTTGGGTCGCTAGTACATGACTATGATTATGGTATGAACGGTATTGTAGTAGAAGATGAATGGACATTTACAGACAGTGACGATCAAACGCATGCGTGGGAGTTCAGGGTGCTACTAGAGTCAGGTGAAATCGTAGGCTCAGACACTTTCAGCTTGACACTAGTATCATAACAATTACACTTTACTAAAACGACCTGGAGGTCATTATGCAAAATAGAAACAAGAAAATTGTCGACGCTCAAAAGAGAGAAGCAATCATTGAAGCAGTATGTGGTGTGGCAATGCTCCCTTTGCTCTATGTTTTCGTTGTCTTGGTTATGTGCATGTAAAGAAAGGAAATCACATGCAACAAGGTGACATGGTAAGATTTGCAAAGTGGGAAGAGGTCGATATCAGAAATAGCAAGAAGTGGCCTAGTACACCCAAACGTCATGTTGGAGTTCTAATTGAACATGACAAGCTTATGGGTGTTGTTCATATTCTATACGAAGGAAACATTCTTAAGCTAAGATCTGTGTTTGCTGAGAAAGCTGGACGTAAAGATTTTAAGGGTGAGTTGATTAATGAAAATTGAAGACATTAAGATTGGTGACACTAGGCTTGGCAACTGGAGTGATGTCATGGATTCACATCCGTTTTGTCGACTTATGTGGAAATTTAATCTTATCGTGCTACCCACGATGGTTTTTCTTGAGGTCTGGTATTTCTAATGAAAGTCGGTGATCTGGTAATAAGAAAAAATGTTATGAGTGGAGCTGAACAGCGTGAAAGATTAGGAGCTGGTATTGTCCTTAAAAAAACGATGACCGGTCGACCAGAACACCCATGCATTACAGTGTTTTACTCAAAGGTTGGAAAGACATATGCTATTGCTGAGTCTTTAATGGAAGTCGTTTCAGAGGTAAAAAAGTGAGTACCATGATTATGTACGTGATTTCATTCTGGTTGACTTGTTGGCTATTCCATGAAGGTTTTATCAAGGACCGACCATGAATGCAGGAGACCTAGTTACAGCAGCCTGGGAAGATCATCCTGGTTTAGTTATTAAGGCTGTGAAAATAG